CCACGACGGACAGGTTGCTATAGCCGTATAGCCGCGCCAGGGTCGTGTCGTCGATGGTGTTGACTTCCTCGACGGTGACGATGGGATTCCACCATTCCTCTTTCTGGGAGTAGTCGGCGGCTACCATGATGTTGACCGTGTTTTTGACGACGGTCGCCATTGTGCTGGTAGTCACCGCGCCCTCGGTCAGCCGGGGGGCGTCGCCGGTGAAGACGTTGCCCACGAAGTCGTAGAGCAACTCACTGATGCGGTTCGAGCCATAGCGCGGTCGCCCGTTGGCGACCCAGGCCCGCATACCCTCAGTCAGTCGCTCCTTGACGACCGGGTTGTCGTTGCTCTCCAACGCCCGGAAGCGGTTCTCGCCCATGACCAGGCGCATGAACTCCGTCTCCAGCCTGTCGCGCGGCGACATGCCGACCTGGATAGTCGCCCGTTGCGCTCCCGCGCCCTGCACGCGCCCGCTCTGATCAAGCGACGCCTGCGCCTCTTTGACGCTCTTGATGAACTCTGTCAATTCTGCCTCCTTGAAGACCTTGCCATTGAAAGCCTTCGTCACCACGTTACGCAGCGTCTCCGGTAATTTAGCCGCGTCCAACTTGTCCCGCAGCATCATTTTGCATTCGAGCTTGCGCACCGCTTCCTCTACCGGCTCCGTAGTCGCCACTTCTTCAGCCGCGTCCTGCACCGCGTCGGTGATGGCATTGGCCGCTGCTTGGGCGACCTCTGCCGGACTGGTATTCTCAGGCGCTGCGGCGACGACTTCCTCAGCCGCTGTTTGCGCTGCCTGTTCAACCTCTGCCACTGCCTCTTCGGGCGTGGCTTCCGCCTGTTCCGAGACACTCCGTCCGGCCAGGGCGGCCTGCACTTCCTGCCGGATCAATTCCTTGATTTCATCCGGGGTCATAGTTACCTCCATCTCCTTCGCCTGCATCGAGGCGATCAATCTGTTGAACCTGCCGCCCGCAGCCGGTTCAGACACTACATCCAATGAATTTATGTGCACGAATCCCTCGATGAGCGGTAGCCGCTGGCCCTCGACAACGGCGTCCCGAATCTTAGGATACGTATCCACGCTCAGACCAATGCTGCCCAGGACGTCATTGTCCCAGGCAGACTTTAGCTTTTTCGCCAGGCTCTCATCGACGACTTTCAACACACCGACGAGGCTGTGACTGGCTTCGTCCCACCGCGCCGAGGCGACCGTGCCGATCCATTCGTCGGCGACCGAGCGCATCCCCTGCTTGGCTTCCCACTCCGCGTCGGTGAGATGATTGTCGAACGCCCGCACGCCGCGCCACATAGGAGCGGAATGACGCAGGGCCTCACAGGAGTACAGCCGACCGTTCTGGCTGCGCACGTATTGCCGGCCCTCGTGGGTTAGCAGGTCAGCGGGCGACTCCGGGCCAATGATCGTCACGGCCCAGACGCGGCCCTCCAGCTCCGGCGCGGCGAGCTTGGCCTCGAAGAAGTGGCGTTCGTGTTGCGCGCCTTCGACGATGCTGGCATAGCAGATGGCGATGGCGGAGTCTTTGTCGTGGCCTTGCGCCATGACATCGACTACGCATTTGTGCATCGCATCCGTTTTATCCGCCGGTACGTTCGCATACGGCATGGCCTAACCTCCAAAACAAAAAACGCCGTCCCGGGCGACATCTCGCGATGGTCGCCAGAAACGGCGTTCTGAAATTCAGACTACCGGTGCTATCAGGTTGTCAACTAACTCTGGTTGCCGATACCCTCGACAACCGGAGCTTGCTTGTTTTCTACCAACGACATTCTACCACTCTTCACCGATTTGTACCAACTGCGCAATTCGGCGGTACGTGGCTCGATGTTCCAACGTCGCTCTATGGCGTCGATGATGAGCAGGTGGGCCTGTCGTGTCGTCATGTCGCATTCCCTGTCAGGGATCGCGTCGCTCACGCTGCCCTCCGCTGCATTTCCTTCGCTATCAACGCATCCAACGGCGTACCGATGACGCCGACGCTCGGATGAACTAACACGCCTTTGCACCGGCACTGGATTGTCTCTTCGGCCGGCCCGTTCGGATCGAGAGGGTACAGCAGTCGCGCCTGGCCCACGATGAACGGCTCCGTGATCGGGATCGGGTTATCCTTGTAGCGCAAATGCGCCTGCAGGTGCGTTTTCCGTGTCCGTCCGTCGCCGGTCGCCAGCCAGCGCTTTTTCAGGTCCGGGATCTGTTGATCCATCTGTTGCTGCTGTGAGAACGACGCCAGGTTGAACACCCGCTGCATCTCCGTGCGCGTGATCGTCTCTGCTCTGGCGGCGACGCCGTGTACCAACGGCTTGCGCTTGGCCCACACGCCCGTACTGGCTTCGATGCCAAGAACATCATTGATCCCGCGCATCACGTCGAAGATCGGCTTGTCGCCCAGTACGCCCAACTGAATTTGAGTGTTGATTTTCGTGCGCATCTCCTCGCCGATGTTGCGCACCAGGTCCGCGCTGAAGTCCAGCACGGCGTTGACCTGCGACTGTGACGGCGCGAAATAGGCCACGCCGAAGCCCAGAGCGTTGATCGGCTCGGCGGCGGAGGCGATGCCGGCGCTGAAGGACTGGCCGAACGACTGGCGCAAGTCCGCCGACGCTTGCATCTCGTATTCGTCGATAATGCGGTCCACGTTGCCCTGGAGTTGCTTGAGCGTATAGGCGCGGTAGTCCTGCGCTGTGACCAACTCCGCCGCGACGCGCCCGCGCAGGTCCTTGAGCATGGACAGCGAGCGACGGATGGTATCATCCTCCAGCGCGCTGTACCGGTCGGCGATGGCCTTGAGCTTCATGGCATAGAGCTGCTTAGGCGTCGGCATGGATCGCCCCCTCGACGTACTTATTGAACGCATCCATCGCGCCGGACATGTCCGGCGTTGCGGCCTGCGCTTGCTGATAGGCGTTGGTGACTTCCTGCACGTCGATGTCTACGTCGATCTCGGCCAGAGCTTTGGCCCACACCTCGACGGCTTGCTCGTGGGTGATCCATTGCTGCTGTTCGGCGATCATCAGCGCGGTTGCCAGGCTGGACAACATCGTCGTGAGCGTCGCCATGTCCTTGCTCGTCATCTCCGGCATAACGAGAGTGATGTCGTCGTCGTCGCTATCCGGCAAGTAGCCGGCCAGTTTCGCCTGGTCGCGCTGGAAGGCCAGCATTGACATCAGAAAATCGTAAACGACGCCCTGGTCGTGTTGCAGGCTGCGCCAGGTCGGGTCGCCCTGCGCCTGCGCCGTCGCGCGGTTCGTTTCGTCGCCGTGCCCGTACCAGTGGCGCGGCAGGCCCAGCCCGCCGAGGACAAACGTCAATAGGGCGTTGGCCGTCTCGATGGTGCCGGGCTGTTTGATGTCCGGGAAATTGAACGTCCACGCCTCGGCCAGGTTGTGGACGTTGACGCTGCCCTTTTTCGGCGGCTTCTTGCGGATAGCCGACTCGCGTTCTGCGACCTGCTCCGGCGTGCCGTCCACCGCTACGTCCCAGGAGAAATAGCCGGCCATCTGCTCGCGGTCGGCCAGGGCGAATAGCGTTTCGTCGTGCTGGTCCAGCCAGTCGGCGACCTGGAGAAGGTCGGAAAAGCCAAACGGCACGTTGGAGACAGCGTTGACCCGCTCGTAGAATACGTCACCGGAGTACTCCTCCAGGCCATGATATTTGAGAAGTTCGGCTTCCCACTTCTCTTTGACGGCCTGCTTGTGGGTCAATAGCTCGCCGTCCTGGTTCTCGCGAATGACGCGGTAGACGCGCTTGGCGCTCGATGTCTCCCAGGGGCGCCTGGTGAGGCGCGGCTTGACGACGACCGCGCAAATTTCGAGGACGTTCTCCGGGTGAGTGATGACATCCTCGATCTCGGCAGGGTCGATGTAGCCGAGGCTGACTGCGCCGTCGCTCTCGCGCACGAAGGCGGGTATACACTGCATCCCGAAGAGGAATAATTGTGTGGTGAACTCTGAGGCGCGCCGGTTCAGACTGTTGCGCTTGATGAACCGGTCGATGATCTCTTGCAGCCGTTCATCCTGGACCTGGCAATTGAGGCCGCCGCCGATGATATAGTCGCGTTTGATCTCCAGCGCGCGGACGGCGATAGGGTTGGACTGGAAGATTTTCCACACGGCCTCCATGACGACGCCGATGTCGAAGTCGGCCTGGCGCTCGCCGCTGGTCAGCGTCCGGTAGCCATAACGGACGATGCCGCCGCTGGGCGGCTCGTCTTCGGCGCGCTCGTTGTAGCCAGCCTCGTAGGCGCGCTTGCCAGCCAGTGCGACCTCGCTCGCCAGTGTCGTCCGTGACACGCCACCCAGATATTCCAGCACTCTATCTCTTATCGCCATAAACCCTTGCGCCTTTCGCTCTTGTATGACGTGGCCGACACGTCGATGACCGCGCCGGCCGGTTCGCTGTGTTGCGCTATACTGCCGATGACATACCTCTCGGCGTCCATAAAGTGAAACGCTTCCTTGTCCTCAATCGCCTCGGTTGGCTCGCCGCGCTCATCCAACTCGCGGCTGTACGACAGCTTCTCCGCCAGGTAGTCAAGCAAATCGTCGAACACGATGATATTACCCCGGCTGTGCATCCCATAAACGCGATCAATGCCGACCTCCACGTCCGAGACCAACGGTGTCTTGACTGGCAGGCCGGCAGCGCGAAATTCGTCGCGCCATTGCTGCTCGGATTTGGCCCCGCCGAAGCAGACCGGGATGCCGACTTCACCGGCGAGCAGGTTTTCGGCGTGTTGCGCCGCGGTCCGCCCACCGGCCCTGTACGTTCGGTAGAGATACAGCTTGCCGGTTTCCGGCTCTTCGGCGTAGAACACGCCAACGGTGTTGACGCCGCCGAAGTCCAGCCCCAGATAGCGCTTCCACGCCGGATCGATGGCAAAGCGCGGACATTTGTGCTCATCTCGAAATGGGTCATAGATGAGGCCCGCCGGGCGGGTGAAGATAGCACGATAGAACATGTCGAACTTCCAGCGCGGCAGAGTCGCCTCGGCGCGCCGATACTCCGCCGCCGGGAAAGCGGGATTGTCGATGCTCCTGAAAGACACCACGTCGATGGTATCATCTCCAGCCCGCCAGGGATCGTAGATCGCCGACTTGAGCCAGCCCAGGTTGTAGATCGTCGTGGTAATGAGTATGCGCCCCTCGTAGATCGAGAGCCGCCGCAGGATGGCCTCCAACGATTCCAGCTTGAACTTCTTTTGGCCGGCTTCGTCACACCAGGCGGCTTTGGCCGTGGCCGATTCGAGGCTGTCTGGATCGGCGGCATAGCCGAAAAAGACGTTAGTGCGATAGTCGCGGCCCGATGCGCCAAAGGTACACTGTTCACCGCGCGGGCTGAAGGTAAAAACTTTCGAGGGGTTGGCTTTGTATTTGCCAACGTTGAGCGTTTCCTCGAACAGTCGGTTAAATTCGGGCAGGGCCTTGAGTTCGAGCAGGGGGAATGTCGGCGTGACGACCATGTAGTCGCCCGGCCCGCGTTGTTGGATCTCGCGGTACATCCAATGCGGCCCGAAGGAAGTTTTGCCGGACTGCGTGCCGGCGATGACGGCGACGATGCGCCGCTCACTCTGCCAGGCGCGCCACTGGCCGCGATGGAAGTGCTGCCGTATCTTGCCCTGCGGAGTGACGGTAAATAGCTCATGGTTCATCGTCCGCTTCCGGTTTTACGGTCTCGAAACCGATGATCTGAAGCGGCGCGCCGTCTGCGCCGGTGATCTCTTGTCGATCCACGAACAGGCCATACGCCTTGCCGATCAACGACAGGGCGGCTTGCGCGTCGTACAGGTCGATCTTTATGCCCGTTTTGGGGCCATCGGCGAAGGTCTTGACCAAGTGCAGCTTCCCGGCCAGCCTCGCTTTTTCCAGGTTGATGCGGGCATTACCGTTTGGGTCGATGTCCAGGAAATCGGCCATCGTCCCGCGCGCGTGGTCGGCCAGGCGAATAAGGACCTCATCGGCGGACATGGCTTTCTCGGCGATGCGCGCGCGGATGGCCTCGGCTATACCAATATTTACCAAGAGCTTAGGCCCCTGCTTATTGGGGTGCTTATATCCTGCCCGCCGCGCGGCCTCCGTCGCGTTCCAGCATTGCAGATATTCGCTTACAAAGACCTGCTGCTTACGGTTCATGCCCTGCCCTAGCGACCACGCAGTGACCGCGCCGTACCCTTGCCAATGGCATACAGACCGGTGGCGCCGAGGAATAGGCCGATCATAGTCAGGCCAGCGACGACGTACTGAGCGTATTCAGGATACGCATTGACGAACAGCATCAGCGCATACGCGCCGACAGACAGCACGCCAGTCAATAGCCGCGCCAGGTTGGTAGACATGCCCAGCTCCTTCGCGCCTTCCACGATAGCCACGATGAGCGGCAGGAGAACGATGTCGCCGACTCTCAATTCGATGTCCATATTACCTCCTAAACAGAAAATGCCCGGACGCTGTGGGCGTTGAGAAACGCCTTGAGCGCCGGGCGGTAAACTCCAGCTATACCCGCATATTCAATTGAGTATATTATACCACATATTGTCAAGTGGTTCAATCTGGGCGCAAATACCAGGCCATCAGCCGAGACAGCGCCCGCTCCGAGACTGACCAGTGAATCTCCTCGCCACAAACGGCGCAGATGCCATGAAACGCCCGGCATATTCCGCCGCCGACACGCAGGAGAACAATGCCGTCGCCCTCCACCAGGTCGCCGATAACGTGACCGCACTGGGGACACTTCACTTCGTTATCATTCATTCCCGCCAGATCCTTTCTTGCCACATCGTGACAATTACCATGAAGAGGAAGGCAAAGAACAGTAATAGGCACACGCCCGCGAGAACGCCGATGGCGGCCAGGATCATTTCACGGTCTCCACCTCTGCCAGGACTCTCTTCCACACGCCGGGCGCGTAAACGCGCTGCACTTGGAAGAAACTGGGATCACCGGCGACCCCTTTATAGCAGGCCAATGATCCGCCTTGCCAATGAATCTCATCACACATCACGGTTTCTCTGTGCTTAATCAGGCTACCATTAACAAGCTCCTCGTACCATATCGTTACGGTTATCATTCCACCTCTCTTCATTTTCTCATCATCGGGCATAACCTGTACCCAATCTTCCAGCCCAGGAGCGCCAGCATCAAGGGCCTCTTCTCGTGTGACACGCCGCCACTTCATTCTGCCTCCTCAATTGCAATTGATTCTCTCTTTCTCTTCCTCAATCGCCCCTTCCGGGCAGTTCTCTTCGCACGTTCCACACATCCGACACAACTCCGGCGCAATGTGGTAGCCGTCACAAAACTCAATCGCGCCGCCCGGGCAATTGGCTTCGCACAGGCCGCACAATATGCACTTTTCTTGGTTGATCTGGTAGCTCAACTCCGCCTCTCAATCAAAAACAGGTCATTTCAGGGTCATTTTAGGGTCACTTGTGGGCTCGTGAAGTGCATGGGCATAATCACACACAAATGATCTTCGCCGTCTGCCGGCCTAACCGTCGCCGGTGCGCTATTGTCTTTCATTCCCACCACAACTTTCTCACAATCCATGGACGCAAGCGTCTCGAGCATGTATGTGCAGTTAAATCCGATTGTCAGCGTCCCACCGCCGTTAAGCTCAATATCCAGCTCGCTGCGGCCATCTCCGACCTCCGATGCCTCGCCGGTCAAAATCAACTTGTCGGAGTTCACATCGAAAATAACTACGTTCGCCGCTGACTTGGCGAACACGTTCACCACCTTGCAAGCACGAATCAGATCGGCGCGGTTCACGGTCATTCTGGTGCCAGTGTCTGCTGGAATTATCTGCCGATAATCTGGATACTTTCCCATAATCGCTTGTGACGCGATCTCCAGGTCTCCGTTCGAGAAAACGACGGCATTGAGGTCTCCCTTCTCAGGCGCATACAGCACAATGTCTCCATTCTGGAACGCGGAAAGCATTCCCATCGCACGAGCTGGAATCACCGTGGCTAGTTGCTTGTCGTTCGACACTTTAGCACTGGCCACAGCCAGCCGAAAGCCATCCGCTGTAACCATTGTCAGCTTGCCATCAGACATCTCAACGTTGATACCACTCAAGATAGGTCTCGATTCATCAGTTGCGGCTGAGAAAATCACTCGCTTCACCAGGTCCGTTATCACGCCGGACGTTATCCTGCATATCTCGGACACATTGCTATTCCACGCTGGAAACTCGTCAATGTCAATGAACGGGAACTTTGCCACATCTCGTCCACACTGAACCACGACCCGCTCTCGCGTGCTAGTTATGGTCATTTCGTCACCTTGCGCCCGGTTGACGAACTCACCAAAGAGCGGTCCCACACACAACGCTCCTGTATCCTGAACACTGGCCGGCACGAGCGAGCGGATGTACACCTCGAGATCCGTTGCGCTGATGCGCAGGCCGTTTTCTTCTGCCTGAAGCGCGAAATTTCTGAGCACCGGCGTAAAACTCCTGGCCGACGACGCCTTGCCTACAATTCCCAACGCCCTTGCCAATTCTGATCTGTCTACTGTCAATTCCATGCTTAACTCTCCTTTTATTCTCCTTTAGTCCAGTCTTCAAACAAGCCTTCAATTTCTTTCGATCTTTGCCCTATCTGACCATCAAGCCACTCGCGCATTTCTACTTCATAATCTGGAATATCTCCCCTCAACTTCAACAGACCGTCCAGGTCTTCGCTCGCCCACCTATATCTCCAATAACGCTTGTCCCGCTCGTCCAGGAACCAAACAATTATCGATGAGACGCCACACACCACTGCGCTGACCAACCCCACGAATGCGAGAAGCTGGAGCCAGTAAAGCATTACTCACCGCTTGTCAGCAAGGGCATATTCAAGTCGGGCAACACGATGGCGAGCTCGGGGTCTGCTACCTCTGTAACCGTCCGGCCATCGTCCAGCATCATGTACTGAAAGAACGCGGCCCTATTGCCCAGGACCGCAGCCACCATGATCTTCGCCTTAACGTCATGGTACATCATCGTAGTCGCTTGAATCCTTGCCGCCTGCTCGCTTTTCTTCGTTGGCAGCACTGGCCACACGATCTTGTACCTACGTCCATCCAGGAGAAACCCGATCAGATAAGCCGCCGATCCTTCAGCCTTCCCATAGGACCGCACCAACACTTTCCCACCGTGCCCCTCGATCAATTTCTCGGTCTTGTCCAGCCAGTCATCCGGTGACGACTTGCTCGTAGCGTAGTAATGCCCTAATTCCTCAGCCAATATACCCATTCGGTAATCTCCTTAGTCCCAAATACGCCTGACACGACGATAAATCCGCGGCAGGAGGCGCGACCCGTGGTTGCATCAGTATCAACTTATCGCACACATCCCCACAATGCCACACTGGACCACGCCCGCGCTCTGTCGCCTCATTAAAATCCTTCCCACAGTGAGTGCATTTCCACGCATCATGGCTGTAATCGACGCCAGGCTGAAATTCGTAGGGCAGGTCACGTTCAGGGTCAATATCATCGTTAAACATAGACAATTGCACCGCTTTGCCAGCAGACTTACGTACCACGAAAATCTCGTCGTTCTGGTCTGTAAACCAACGATTGCCCTCTACTCGAATACTACCCAGGTATGCCCGATGGTCTGGCCCACGGTCTGGCCTATCAACATGGCGGCAAACCAGGTCAATGACTTGCCAAGTACGTATGACCAGTACACCGACAAACCTGTCGTGATAACGCGGCGGGCTGACCGATAGAACTACATACGGTACATACGGCCCGGTTCCGTAGCTTGTGCTAACTATATCACCCACGCTGATTCCAAACGCCGAATTTACGGAACCACTCATTCTCTGTTATTCTCCGACTTTCTCTGTCTCAGGTAGACTTCCAGGGCGACCTTGGCAATATCGTCGTCTGTGCAAT